TATCTTCTGATAGAATTAGATTTGTAAATCGAGCAGAAAATAAATCTTTAGCATCATTTAATGATGGAAGTCGTGTTTTTCTCAATTTTGATGGAAATGAAAAATTTTCTACATCTGGGGTCGGTGTTACAATTACTGGAGAAGCGGATGTTAATGGCGATCTAAATGTATCTGGTGTCTCAACCTTCACAGGTGGGACTGTATTTACAGGTGCGATTGATGCGAATGGAGATTTAGATGTAGATGGTCATACTGAACTTGATAATGTAAATATATCTGGTGTTACAACGTTCGCAAGCGGAACAGTATTTACAGGTGCGATTGATGCGAATGGAGATTTAGATGTAGATGGTCTTACAAATTTAGATCATGTTTCTATCTCTGGTGTCTCAACATTTACAGGTGCGATTGATGCGAATGGAGATTTAGATGTAGATGGTCATACTGAACTTGATAATGTAAATGTATCAGGTGTCTCAACATTTGTCGGAAATTCAAAATTTGATGGACTACTAGGTATTCAAACAGCATCTCCACAAACCCAACTACATGTTTGGGATACTGTTTCACAGGTTGCGAGATTTCAAAGTAATCAAACTACATCTGTAATCTCGTTTGTTGATGAGACTACTAGTAGTGTGCCATTCATTGGTGCTAATTCAAATGATATAATACTAGCAGTAGGTGGTGGAGAGAAATTGAGACTTACTGGTATTGGGGGTTCACTAGGTATTGGACAAACAAATCCAGAACAAACACTTCATGTGGTTGGAACATCTACGATTACAAGTACTGCTTTCTTTGGTGAAAATGTAAATATTCGTGGTAACACAACTGTTAATGGTAACATAAATGCTGGTTCACTCACTGTTCCTTCCTTAAATGCTCACATCATAGGAAATAATGCTAAAATACACAGCACGACTGGAATTTCAACTGTTGCTACATTCAGAGCAACTGGAATAAGTACATTTTCTGGTAACGTAACTATAACTGATGGTAATAGTTTTCAAGTAAATAGTGGAGATGCCAACTTCTTTGTATCAAGTAATGGAACAGTTGGAATTAGAACTTCTAATTTAGAAACTGATGTCGTAGTTGCTGGTGATACCCTATTTAAAACTTCGGTTTCAGTAGGAACCACTGGTCGATGTGCTGTTGATTTCTCTGAACTTGTAGATATAAAATATAACGATGGAAAAGATAGATCTAAAGCAGCATATATGCTTCCACCCATAGTTACTACTGCTCAAAGAAATGCTTTAGTAGATGGTCGATTACCTGGACCAGTAGCTCCAATTAATGGTGCTATAGTCTTTAACTCAGATACTGGTAGATTAGAAATTCGTGATGGCGATAATTGGTATGGTATTGGTACAGTAGCATAGTCGAGATTTAAAAACTTATACATACTCTGTATGGTTTGTACGAAAAACTCTAACAATTTTTAAAGGGAACCTCTTGACAAAGGGGTTTTTTTGTCTTAAAATATAAGAGTATAATTCACACGGTCAACTAAGTCCGAGGATTCAATGACAAAATTCAGATCATTTTTTGAGGAAGCACTAAGACTTCCATATAAATCCAACTCTCAAGATAATCCTTTACATGAACTACAGGTACAGGCTCTTTTGATTAAGTATGGATTTGAGTACGAGTACCAACCAAATGGATTACAACAGAGTCCAGATTTTAGAGTAACACTTGATGATGGTAGAACTGTCGATATTGAGTGTAAGTCATCTAAACAAACATTCCCAACTTATAATGGTGGTTTGCCGAAGAAAGGAGTAGTTTACATTTTCAGTAGTAAGAAGTATGATGAAACTACAATCTTTTTTGCCGAAGATGTCGTGCTTGATGATACGAGACAATGGTTAGAGGAGACTATCGATGCTCTTCAAGAGACACTAGATCAAAGACGTAAAGTCAAACCAGAAGACCCCAGAGGACTTGATTTCTACATTCGTAATATGTTTGTACAAAACGGTACTGGTAAAAAAGATTATTTTAAACATGAACAAAGAGAAATCTGTGAACAAAGAGTACTCAATTATAACTGGTGATTGTCAAAATGTTCTTCTTCATTATGAAGATAACTTTTTCCATTCATGTATAACTGACCCACCCTATGGTATGGGTATGGATGATTGGGATCATTCTGTACCAACTGTTGAGATATGGAAAGAAGTCTATCGTACACTCAGACCTGGTGCCTTTTGTCTATCATTTTGTAGTCCAGAACTATATCATCGGATGGCAGTAAATGTTGAAGATGCTGGTTTTGTGATTAAAGATCAAATCATGTGGATGACAACAACAAAGATGCCGAAACATAATCGATTGAAACCCGCACATGAACCCATAGTTGTAGCACAAAAACCCTACGAGAAATCATTAAAGAATAACTACGAGAAATGGGGGTGTGGTTTAATTGATACTGATAATACTAGAATCCCTTGGGAAAAGGAACCACCAAAAGGATGGGTCAAGAGTGGTGCGAAACGTAGAACATTTGGTCGAGAAGGAAAGACTACAGGCACTCAGGAAGAATTTGGAACTGTTGATGCCAATCCAAATGGTAGATACCCAAGTAATATAATTGGGGAAGTGAACAGTAGTGAGCAGAAATATTTTTATGCTCCAAGAGCAACAAGAAAAGAAAAGGGATTAAACAATAATCATCCAACTGTCAAACCAGTTAGTTTGATGTCATATTTAATTCGTATCTATTCTCCTATGGGTGGACAGGTATTGGATCCATTTTGTGGATCAGGAACTACTGGTGTCGCATCAATACAGGAGGATCGAAATTTTGTTGGTATTGATCTCAGTTTAGACTATACAAGAATCGCACAGGAGAGATGTTCAGTTGAGAAACTGTCACACGAGGAGTCGAATCCTCTTGAATTATTACTATAATATGTACATATAGAGTTAATTTCATGCAACTAAGACCACATCAAGAACAAGCAGTTAAAGCAATGCTTCGCAACACTAAGGGTCAAATCATTGTTCCTACTGGTGGTGGTAAGACTATGTGTATGATTGATGATGCTATGAATGAGTTTTCAAGATCATACATGGGTCAGACTATTGTGGTTGTTGCTCCTCGTATTCTATTGGCAAATCAATTATCAGCAGAGTTTCTTGAGTTCATTGATAATGCGGAGGTATTACATGTTCATAGTGGAGAGACACGTCATTATTCAACTACAGAGGCAAGCAGAATATCTGTATGGTCAGCAAAGAATTGTGCCTTTAATCAGATAATTTTCACTACATATCATTCACTTCATAGAATACAGGAGAGTGGTATTCATGTGGATACAATATACTTTGATGAAGCACACAACTCAGTACAGAAGAACTTTTATCAATCTACTGAATACTTCTCACATCATGCTGAAAGATGTTACTTCTTTACAGCAACACCAAAGCACAGTAGAACACCAAGTAAAGCGGGTATGAACTGGACAAAAACCTATGGTCAGGTAATATGTCAAGTACCAGCACCTAAGTTAGTCAATCAAGGTTACATTTTACCACCAAAGGTAGAGGTTTACAAGACTAGAATACTTGAGAAAGATGAATTGGTTGCTGACAGAGATTCTGAACAAATGATTGATGCTATTGATAATCTCAAGAAGAACAAAGTATTAATATGTGCCAAGTCCACAAAACAAATTGTTAACTTAGTTTCTCATACAAAGTTTGTAAGTGAGTTAGCATGGAGAGGTTATTCATATATGTTGATTACTTCAAAGACAGGTGCTATAATAGATGGAGAAAAGGTCACAAGAGAAGAGTTCTTTGATGTACTCAACGCATGGGGTCAAGACCCTGACAAAAGATTTGTTGTATTACATCACAGTATTCTATCTGAAGGCATGAATGTAAAAGGTCTTGAAGCAGTATTGTTTATGAGGTCTATGGATTACATAGGTATTAGTCAAACTATTGGTCGTGTCATCCGTAAAGGAGCAAAGGACAAAGTATTTGGTCTTGTATGTATTCCAGTTTATTCTAAGGTTGGTATCTCAACCGCCACAAAGGTGGAAGCAGTTGTTGATACTATTTTCAACAAAGGCGAAGCAGCAACAACAGTAATTACACGATGAGTTCCATAGTATTAGTCACAGGTGGATTTGACCCAATACACACAGGTCATATTTCATACTTTAAAAACGCAAAAGAATTATATCCACACGCACCATTATGTGTTGGATTAAATTCTGATGAGTGGTTAATTCGTAAGAAAGGAAAGTTTTTTCTTCCAATGTCAGAAAGAAGAGCGATAGTTAAAGAACTTAAACCAGTTGACTTGACGATTACCTATGATGACACAGATAACTCATCTAACATGGCAATCTATAAGTGTTTACAAATGTATGATAGAGTGATATTCTGTAATGGAGGAGACAGAGTGAATACTAATGTACCAGAGTATCTTAAATTCCAACAGAATGATAGAGTTATCTTTGAGTGGGGTGTTGGTGGCGATGACAAAATGAATAGCAGTAGTTGGATTTTAAATGAATTTTTAAAGAAATGAAATCAGACACACTTCTCAGGATACTCAAAGTGGTTAGGACAAAACCTAAACCCAAATATCCACCAGTTCGTAAACACTATAACGTTCATTT